CAAGTGAAAAATTAAAAGAGTTAGGTGCTTCAGAATATTTACAAGATGCTGGTCTTTTTCACTCTGTCTATGGTACTGCTTATTTTATGCCACAAGGTGGTTTGGTAGATGATAGACAAGTAGTTAAAGATTTAATTGGAGAACAGGCAGAAGAGGTTGCATACTGGTTTTGTATGTTAGATAAACCAAGATTGCAAAAAATTTATAAAATGGAACCTTTACAATTACGTAATGATTTGGTAAAGTTAGATCATGCTAATCGTGAAGATCAGCAGATTGTTAATATGATGAGTTGGGGAGAAGCTTATGACTTATGAGTTAAAAGACTATCTAAATGCGATAAATCACAGTAAAGAATCTCTTCTTGATTCTGAGGATGAACAGTGGGAAAAGAAATATTCGCCATTTATTGTTAATAAGTGTCTAGCTCCATTCCCAGACACAATCCAATTAGTTAATGAAATTAACCAATACCACCACTTAGATAAAAAACTCCAGTTTGATTTTTTAATAAATAGCATTAGGCCAAGAAAAAGATATACACCTTGGATGAAGGCGAAGAAATTAAAGAATCTAGAGTATGTTAAAGAGTTTTATGGATATAATAATGAAAAGGCCAAGTCGGCTCTTGATATACTAAGTGATGAACAAATTTCCGCTATAAAAAATAAATTAAATAAGGGTGGAAGAAATAATGGAAGATTTTAATTGGACACAGGAGCAGATGTTAGAAGTTGGTCTAAAAGAACCAGACGATTTTCTAAAGGTTCGAGAGACACTATCTCGAATTGGCGTTGCTTCAAGAAAAGAAAGAAAATTATATCAATCCTGTCATATATTACATAAACAGGGTAGGTACTTTATTGTGCATTTTAAAGAGTTATTTGCATTGGATGGTAAAGAAACTAACCTATCAGAGAATGATATTGCACGTAGAAATACAATTGCAAACCTTCTATCTGATTGGGGTCTAGTAGATATCATAGGCAATTCAGAACCAGTTGCGCCGTTAAGTCAGATCAAAGTTTTATCGTTTAAAGAAAAAGATGATTGGACTTTAGAAACCAAATATAATATTGGTAAGAAGAAAGAATAGTATATGGGGAAGTTCAAGAAATTCATTACAGAAGAAAAAGATGAATCATATAAAATAGTATGTTTCTATCATACAGGTGATTCGTCTAGAGATGTTTTGAAAGATGACCATCTGGGTATGATGGATACTATGAATAAAGCTGCAAAATCTTCTGGTATTAAAATATACTATGTAGATTATAATGGAGTATTCTTATCAAATAATAATGGTAAGCTTTCTATAAATTATTTTCCTATAGATGATAAATCTGGAGAATATATTCCACCAGATTCAAAGGGTGGAAAAATAAAATATGCAGAACCAATAGAAATAGATAAAGAAAATACTTTATTCTTATATAGAGATTTACCTAGTGATAGGAGACATTGGATAGATGTGCTCAAAACACTTGAGGTTCATGGACATTTTCTTTTAAATCCTTTTGAGTGTTATGAAATATGTGGTAGTAAATATTTAACAGATGTTTATTTAAGACGGGCTGGATTAAGAACTCCTAAGACGGTGCGTATAACTCATTCAGAAGATTCAGAAAGAGCATTTAAAGAATTAAAAAGTGATTTTCCTATTATACTTAAATTATCACAAGGAACCCAAACTGGCGTCGGCGTGGTAAAAATTGATAATATGAGAACACTAAACACAACTGTGCAGATGATGATGATGTTAGATAAAAAACTTCCATTGTTAGTACAGGAGTTTGTAGAATTAGAATATGATATAAGAGTTATGGTTTTGCATGACAAAATTATTGCTGTAATGAAAAGAAATGTTATTAAGGGGGCAGACTTTAGAAGTAATGTTTCTCTTGGTGCAGAACCAGAAAAAATGGAATTGACAGAAATAGAAAAAGAAGTTGCAATCAAAGCGTCAAAGGCAGTTGGTGGTATTCTCACTGGTGTGGATTTAATTCCATCTAAAGATAGAGAAAAAGAACCACCTTATGTATTGGAAGTTAATTCAAACCCAGGCCTCACAGGTATTGAAAAAACCAACCCCGGCATAACTACAACGGTATTTAAATATTTCAAAAATCGTGACAACTGGACACAATAGTATAAATAGTATAAACATGGAGAACTTGGATGTCACTACAGTTACAGAAATACGTAAAGCAGATACGGCCACGAAATGAGTCGTATGTTCCCCCTGTCGATAAAGTTCAAAGTCTTTTTGAAGCTGTTAAAGGTATCAATATAAAAGTATTACAAAAGGAATTGCCTGGTTCTAATGAATTACGATCAACAGTTCTTTTTGATGCTATCAAAAATCAAAATAAATTAGAAACCACTAAAGGATCAGTAACCTTAAATTGGATATCTGATACTGATAGAATTGCTGCTGAAAGTGGTGATTATTCCTCTGCTTTTGAAACTGGCCCGTCACGATATAAACCAGCATTTGTTACTGATGCTGGTGATAAAATTAAACTTAACGATATATTAAAAACTGCTGCTTTTGGTGGTGGTAAGGGTTCAGGCGGCGGTGCTGAACAGACAGGTTTGATGGAATGTGCTCAATGCATATATGCAGCTGCTATATTTGGTGGAGCAAAACTATCAGTAGGAGATGAACTGGATGCATCTTCTTGGGGAACGTATAGTTCTGCATTTGATGTAGATCAATCTTTGGATGCAATCGCAAATGGATTTTCACAAGCATGGATGGACTCTAGTATTCTAATTGGTAATGCACTAAAGAAAAATATAAAGGGAACAAACTATACTTGGCACAGGGGCTCTGCTTTTGTTAAGGAAATAGAGAATAGGTTTAAGGAATTAAATAAAGCAGAAAAACCTAAACCATTTTCTAATATCAATAAATGGACACCAGCTGATATATGGGCAGTAAAAAATGGTACGACTTTTGATTTTAACCAATTTTCAACTTTGGGAGAACTTACTAACGAATTAAAAGAACGGTACGATAGTGGAGATTTAATTGGTATTTCCTTGAAATTAGCGTCTGGGAGTGTCACAATAGAAGAGAAAAATATAACTGGATTTATTCGTAGGCCAGTAAAATATGGAGGTTACGAGAAACCGAAGGATTATTTCAGTTCAAAGGATTTGTACATTGGATTGGGAAAACAAAGGATGCAACTTCGAACTTTTGCTACTGCAAGTTCTTGGCAGGGTGAGGCAAAAGGAGCAGGAGCAGGCGTGGGTGCTGGTAAGATAGGCGGTGGGGTATTAGAAGCTATTATGATAAATAATAGTACTTTAACAAAGTTTCCTTATACCAATGCACAATTAAAGACACTTGCTTCACAAGGAAAACCACCATTTTTAGAAGAACTTTATCAAATGTATGTGGGATTAGTTGGTAAAGGTAATGCAGAACAAAAAGAAAAATGGATTAAAAAAGCAAGTGCAAAAACGATTGGTCGAGTAAGTGGAGCAGATTGGAGATTTTCTAAATTTAGAAGTATTTTCTTTGTTGCACAGTTAGAAGACAACAAACGCATAGCAAATAAAGTATGCGATAATATTGCAGCATACTCATTATCCCAATCTGATGCAGCTGCTCCTCATGTGGTGTACAAATGATTAGTTTTTTAGAACTCACAGAAGACAAGGGTGGCAAAAACCTTCACCTAGAACATCTAGAAGATGAGATACTCAACTATGGTGTAGAAGGTGGTCGTGCTGCTCTTAACTTTCTACGGTCATTACGAGATATGTTGTCTGGTGCAAGTCGCAGTTCTGTAAACATGACAGTTAAGTGGGACGGAGCTCCTGCAATCTTTGCTGGAGTAGAACCAGAGACAGGTGACTTTTTTGTTGCAAAGAAATCAGTATTTAATGTAAGCCCTAAACTATACAAAACAGCCAAGGAGATTGATGATGATTTATCTGGAGCTCTTAACTCTAAGTTTAAAGTTGCACTCAAAGAATTTTCCAAGTTAGGTATTGAAGGTGTTCTTCAAGGTGACTTGATGTGGACTGATGATGTAGAGACAGAAACTATTGATGGAACAAGTTATTATACATTTCAACCTAATACTATTGTATATGCAGTTCCTACAAATAGTGACTTTGGACGCAAAATCAAAACATCAAAGATAGGTATTGTCTGGCACACCACATACACAGGTGACACTCTACAGGGAATGAAAGCATCATTTGGTGCAAATATCTCTAGTCTTAGTAAACCATCTAGTGTATGGATGGATGATGCAACATACAAAGATGTCGCTGGTAAAGCAACATTTACTGAGGCTGAAACAGAGAGTATTACCAAAATACTATCACAAGTTGGGTCTACCTTTCAGAAGATCAATGCGAATGGGTTGAGAAAATTCCTAACAGTACAAAATGGTATGACAGGTGCGATTGCTGGTGCATCCCTCAAAACCTATAATAACTCTAAGGTTCGTGCTGGAGAAATTATTAAAAATCCCAGCGCACATGCAAAGGGATATGAGAAGTGGGTTGTAGATTCAATACAGAAACAGATTGATAAGGTCAAGAGTGATGCTGGTAAGAAGAAATACACTGATATGCAGAAGGAATACCTAAGAGAAGTCAAAAAACACACAGGAAATTTAAAGCAGATCATCACTTTTCAAAATTTGTTAGTTGATGCAAAAATGCAAATTGTTAAGAAACTAAATAGTGTTAAGGGATTGACAGATACTTTTATTAAGACTAAAAATGGATTTAAAGTGACTAATCCAGAGGGATTTGTTGCAATTGACAGGGTAAGTGGT